AGTACCCTAATATACCCCCCGGGGGTATCCCTGGACTTCCCCAATGTAACACCGTTACAAATATCAATTCTGTAACCAATAGTAACAATATTGTAACTGTACAATGCTATTCATTAGTGCTACTATATAATCAAACATTTAGAAAGGGTGGGTGTTATGACGAAAGAAGAATTAAATAATTTAATAGTTTTAAATGAGAACTATAAAACAGGTGAGCCATTATTTTTGGTATCATATCCGTACTTATTTAAAATTACTTATGATGACACTGATTCAATAAAGAAGGAGGATAGCGATGAATAAACGTGAATCTATGGATTTTTTGCGGGAAACTAGTGTAAATTGTATCGAGGTCTTACATTTTATAGAAACAGTTTGCCAAAATAACAATCAACCATTAAAGAATTTAGGTATATTGCACGATGCAGAACATGAATTGATTGGCTATAAAGCTAAGTGTAATGAATACCTAGATAAATGGCAAACGCTAGAATTTCGGTGCAGAATATTAATTGCTTATTTACGAAAATATTGTAAAGTTGTTAAATTAGATGATGAACTTGTTCGTACTTGTGAGAAAATATTGGCTGGAAAGATTGTATATTAAGGAGGAACAAAATGACTTTATTAATGGGTGTAGATGTTAGCAAATATCAAGGCGTTGTCGATTGGTCTAGGCTTAAAGAGTATGGGTACACATTTGCAATCATACGCGCAGGCTATGGGATGTATGAAAAACAGGAAGATCCTTATTTCATAAGAAATATAACTGAAGCTATTGACAAGGGCTTTGATATTGGTGTTTATTGGTTTAGTTATGCTTCGAACGAAGTAGACGCAGAGGCTGAAGCTAGTTTATGTTATCAAACCATTAAGCCTTATTTATCAAATATTAATATAGGTGTATTTTTTGATTATGAATATGATTCGGTAAATTATTATTACGAAAGATACCAGAAGAGGCCAACACAAGCATTGACTAAAAGCATGTTCTTAAGTTTTCATCATTACTTACAGCGCTATAATATAAAAACCGGAATTTATACTAATTATGATTATATTACCTCATACTTTAAAGGTCTTGACTATGATAGCAAAGAATTTTTATTATGGTTTTCCGACCCTTCCAATAACTATAGAGATAACTATTCATGGGACATTTGCCAGACGGGAATTTTAGAAATTGACGGGGTTAATTTTGACATTAATATTATGCCAGAGCATATAACGGAAAAGCCAGCTGAAGATGGTTTTATAGTTTATACTATTAAATCAGGAGATACACTTTCTGGGATAGCGTCTAAATATGGTGCGACTTTATCGCAATTATTAGCTTGGAATCCTGAATATAAAACAAATCCAAATATTATATATACAGGACAAACCGTAAAAATAAAGATTCTGACAGCTTCAGGTTATGCAGAAGGTGACATAGTAAAAATAAAAAAAAGCGCTCAATATTATGCTGGCGTGAGTGTTTTAATTCCAGAATATTATAAAGGGGTTAACTTCACCGTTATGCAAGTGAAAGCAGACCGTTTACTTTTACAGGAAATATATTCATGGGTTAGCATTAACGACGTAGAAAAAGCCGATTAATCGGCTTTTTTTAATAAAGAAAGGAATTGATATAATGGAAAAAGCAAAAACGATTTCAATCACTGTTTCACGTGAAACGCTCGAAATTTTAGATAGAATTGTTTTATTGACTGATAAGACGCGCAGCGCAATTATTCGGGATATGGTCAAAGAATCATGGATTGATTATTGTAGAAAGCAAGGTGATTTATTTTGAATAATAACAATTTAAAGCTTGGCAATTATAACGTATATAATCCCTATACTTTAGTTAGAAAGTTTAGTGAACGAGAATTGAGGCAGGAATACGCTAGGTTGAGAAGCATAGCGATGAAAAGGCTTGACAGATTATCCGAAACAGAATTTTCACAAAGTGCTACATTTAAGGCTAATTCTCAAGGTTTTCCGACAACTAGAAGTTTGAAGGATATAAAAGGGTTAGCCTATGAATTAACAGCAGTAAGCAAATTTGTTGCTAGTAGTTATTCTACCGTAAAAGGCCAGAAGATAGCAAAAGCTGAAATGTTAAAATCATTACAAAAGAATTACCCAAATATAACAGAAGAAAATTATTGGAATTTTATAGAGTTTATGAATTATGCACGTGAAAAATATGGCGGAAAAATTTACGATAGTGAGCAAATAGCCGAACTGTTTAACGTGGCGCAAAAAAAGCAAATTCCGCAGCATATATTATTACGAAGAATTAACGTATTTAGAAAACATATACCAGAGATTCGAGAGCTACCGGATTTTGATAGGCAAGCGGTAGGAATGAGCCGTTCTAAATTCTATGAGAAACTGAAGTTCTAGGTGTTTAATATGTTATTAACCAATCAATACGCAACTGATTTGAAGCAAATTCGACGGCAAAAGCGCCCGGTTGGAAACAATGCTTATAAGGGTGAACCGTTTTATTATAAAGACATTGTGTGCGCGTTTGATATTGAAACCAGCAAAATTAAATATAAAGAAGATTATGACAAAATAAAAAATGAGGTTGTTCCACGGTACCAGGCCTTTATGTACGTGTGGCAGTTTCAAATTGGGCTTGAATATACGATTGTAGGGAGAACATGGGACGACTTTTTAAAATTATGTCAGAAAATTTGCAGCCAACTGAGAGATAATGAACGGCTGGTGATATATGTTCATAATTTATCTTATGAGTTCACGTTTTTATCTGGAATATATCATTTCAAACCAGAGGAAGTTTTTGCAGTAGATAAACGCGCTATTTTAAAGTGCACGATGTTTAATAAGCTAGAGTTTAGGTGTTCTTACAGGCTTTCTAATATGTCATTATTGGAATTTACAAAGGCTGAGAATGTAGAGCACCGCAAATATAGCGAAAAATACGATTTTGATTATAATATTATTCGTTATCCATGGACGCCATTAGATTCCGATGAATTATTATATTGTCAAAATGATGTTCTAGGATTGGTTGAAGCTGTGTACAGTCGGTTAAAAAATTACAATGATACTTTATATACTATACCACTTACTAGCACGGGATATGTTAGAAGAGAAGCCAAAAAAGCGATGCGCGGTGTGAATCGCGTATGGCTTAGGGAAATTATGCCAGTGTATGAGGTTTACAAAGCTTTGCGGGAAGCATTCAGGGGTGGCAATACCCATGCAAACCGTTATTATGTAGGAAACATTATTGAAAATGTTAGAACTATGGATTTAGAAAGCGCATACCCAGCGGCGCAAGCATGCTTTAAATTTCCTATGGCACCATTCAAACCAATAGAAGAGAAATTTATAACTTATGATAGATTAACCGATTTATTAAACAAAGGAAAGGCGTTGCTTATGCGTGTAGCTTTTTATGATTTTAAATTAAAAAATAAATATTGGGGGTTCCCTTATTTAGCAAAGGCTAAATGCAGGGAATGCATGGGAACTATAGAAGATAATGGCAGATTATTACAGGGACAATATGTTGAAACTACCATAACAGATATTGACTTGAAAATTATTATTGATGAATACGATATTAAAGATATATTATTTATAGATTGTTATTATTCCAATTATGATTATTTGCCTGATTGTTATCTTGAATTACTTAAAAATTGGTACACAAAGAAAACAGAGCTGAAGGGAGACGATGCGCACGAATACGAATATAGCAGATTAAAAGCGCTATTAAATTCAATATATGGCATGACTGCACAGGATCCAGTAAAGGAAAGCAATTTGTATATTGATTTAGAAGCTTTTGACAGCATAGAAGCAGTTCAAGAATATATAGGGAATAATATTGACGATTTAGGTTTATTTGTTATTGATAACCGTAAAAGTGTTGAAGAATTACTTGAAGAACATAATAAAAGGGCATTTTTACCTTATCAATGGGGCGTGTGGACAACATGCTATTGTAGATTAATGCTTGAAAAGGGTTTGAAGTTGGCGGGAGATAATGCTATTTATTGTGACACTGATTCTGTTAAGTATTTAGGGTCTGTAGATTTTACAGATTACAACCAAAGACAGAAAGATATAGCAAAGGAAAAAGGATTTTCTGCAATAGATAACGCGGGGAATCGTCATTATATAGGTATGTTTACACCTGATAAGGATTACACTAGGTTTATAACCTGGGGTGCTAAAAAATACGCCTTTACCTATATTAAAGACGGAAAAGAAAAGACAGGCGTTACAATTTCGGGCGTCAATAAAAAGCTAGGAGGGGAAGAACTAGAAGAGAATGGCGGATTAAATGCGCTTTTAAATAGTGGGGATGGCCCTTCTTTTACCTTTGTAAAGGCTGGAGGTACTGAAAGCGTATATAATGACTTTCCAGAGATAAAAGAAATAGAAGCAGAGGGGCGGATAATACCTATAACCCGTAACGTTGTAATTAAAGATTCAACCTATCAGCTCGGAATAATTCCTGAATATAATAGACTACTACAAGATTGTCATTTATTGCTTAAATGTCTTGACATGGATTAGAATATAATATAATATATAATTAATACTTAAATTATAAGGAGTGTGCGCAATGTTAAACAATGTTACTTTTGTTGGACGTATTACAGCAGATCCGGAGCTTCGCAATACGCAAGTAGGGAAACCAGTAGTTTCCTGCAATATTGCAGTACAGAATAACAAAGAAGACACGGTTTTTATTTCAACTGTTTTCTGGAACAAGCTGGCTGAAACGCTGTCTAAGTATTGCAAAAAAGGCAGTTTGATTTCCGTTCAAGGCTTTCTTAAAAATGATAAATATAAAGATGTGCAAATTTTGCGCGTGGTAGCGGTTCAATTCCACATGTTGGAGCCTAAAAAAGATAACAAGGAAAACCTACCTTTCTAAAAATCTTCAGATAGAAAAAAACAGCCGGACGGCTGTTTTTTTCGCATTACAGGAGTGTTAAGGATGAAAACAGAATGGTTATATACACCGGACGAATGGCTGAATGTTCCGGAAATTGTGAAGCGCTGTGAAGCGCAGGGCATTACCTTTATTTATATAGTTGGAGGCCGTGGAACAGGTAAAACCTATGGGGTTTTTGATTATGTTTTAACCAATAATATAGGCTTTACATATTTAAGGCGTACACAATTAGCCTTTGATACTATATTAACTGACGAATTAAATCCATTTAATCAATACAATGCGGACCACAACATAAATATAATAATGAAAAAAAACACTAAGGTATCAGCGGGTATATTTTATGGTGTTGAGCAAGACGAGGTTATGAAACCAAGTGGCAAGGCTATTGGAGTAGCTGGGGCCTTGACAACCTTTTCTAAATTGCGCGGCCTTAGCGGTGAATGGATGAAACTATTCTTTTATGATGAATTTATACCAGAACGACACGAGAAAAAAATAAAAGGCGAAGCTGCTGCTTTTTTTAATGCTTATGAAACGATAAACCGTAACCGTGAGTTTAAAGGTCAAAAGCCTTTACTTGCAATAGCGGCGAGCAATAGCGAAGATATAGGCTGTAGCTTATTTTTAGAGCTAGGCTTGATTAAGCATTTCATGAATATGGAGAAAAAAGGCATTGAGGTTAAATTCATGCCAGAGCGTAAAATCTGTTTAATAGATTTGCGCTATTCTGAAATTAGCCGTAAGAAAAAAGAACAGGCCTTATATATTCAAACCAAGGGTACCCGCTTTTATGACATGTCTATTAGTAATAAATTCGACTATAATACAGGAAGTAAAATTGAATCACATTCTCTAAAGGGCTATAACGCTATAGCGGCGATTGGAGAAATTACTATTTATGCGAATAGAAAGGGCGACTATTATATATCACATCATAAGTCAGGAAATCCTGAAACGTTCACAACTGACGACATAGGCATAGCAAGATTTAAAAGCCACTATATACATTTATGGATGGATTACATGGATAATCTGATAACCTTTGAAGATGAAGCCTGTGAAATCGCATTTCAAAAATATTTTGATTGACAAAAAGTTATATTAGAAGTAATATATACTTATGGTATTCCTAACAAACCGGCCAATGTGCAGGCCTCGGAAGGGCGCGCCGGTACAGTTCAACGCACACTAGGAACTTGATTGTTTAGGGCCATAACAAAGAAAGGGGGTGAAGTGATGACTTGTGCAAGCTTCATTCCTTTTCTTGTTGTTATAGTATTTATTATCTTAGATATTATAACCGGATTAGTAAAATCCTTTTATAATAATACTTATTCATCAAGCGAAATGCGTAAGGGAGGGCTGCGGAAAATTGGCATTTTCCTATCCGTTGTATTGTGCTATATTGTTGAAGTGTGCTTGCCTTATTTAAATATTACAATTAATATTCCAATAACAATTATAGCGGCAGCGTACCTTGCATTTATGGAAATTACTAGCATTATTGAAAATCTCAGCGCATTAAATCCTAATATTAAGGATTTTCTGGAAAGCATTATAAACAAAATAAAGGGAGGCTCTAAAGATGAAAGTAAATGATATTGTTGAACTGTGCAAAGCGGGCTTCAAAGCTGACCAGATTTTACAGTTTGTTGCCGCAGAGCATAACGAAGGGCAGGGCGCGCCTGCTGCGCCTGCCGCGCCTGCTGCGCCTGCTGCGCCTGCTGCGCCTGCCGCGCCTGCTGCGCCTGCCGCGCCTGCTGCGCCTGCTGTCGATAACTCAGCTATTGAATCAAAGGCGCTTGACCAAATTAACGCAACGCTAAAATCTTTAACTAGCGCAATTCATGCAAATAATATTCAAACCGTCGGCGGTGATTATCCTAAAGACCAGAGTGTTGATGATATTATAACCGCCGCAATCATTAACCCACCTAGTAAAGCGTAATAGCTTTACAATTAACGAATATATGAGGAGTGATAACGAATGAGTGTTAATCAGCTAACAGTAAACCAGGCTGCAACGGTTTTTAATGAAATTGTACATCAGGCAACAGGTCAAACGAATTTGAAGGTTACTGATACTTCGTCGTTTGTTTCAGCAGCGACAACGGTTTTACTTACTGGATATGATAAGTTATTGACCGCGATGTCACAGGTATTGACCCGTACAATTTTTAGCATTAGACCATATAATGCTAAATTTGCAGGACTTAGAGCGAGTCCGGAACGGTTCGGCAATCATACACGTAAAGTAAATTACCTTGATGATGATTTTGAGGATTCGCCCGCCTTTGAATTACAGCAGGGGCAATCTATTGACATGTACACCGTCAATAAGCCGCACGTAGTTCAAACTAATTTCTATGGTTTTAACACATATGCCAAGCATAAAACCTTTTACGACAATCAATTAGACATGGCTTTAAGAAATCCTGAAGAGTGGGCACAATTCTTCAATGGTGTTATGGTTAACATTAACAGCCAGATTGAACAGGTGCATGAAAACGTAGCAAGGGCTACTATTGCGAACTTTATCGGTGGTGTTAATGTTGCTAATCCTTCATGTGTTGTTCATCTGCTCACAGAATATAATGAGTTAACCGGTCAAAAATTAACAGTGAATGACATTTATAAATCAGACAACTTTATAGCGTTTGTGCGCTGGCTATATGCTAGGATTGAGGTTTTAAGTAATCGTCTGACGGAACGCACTCAGCTGTGGCATATTAACATTAAGGATAATGAAGTTAAGCGGCATACCCCTAAAAACAAACAAAAGGTTTACTTGTTCAACGATTTCATGAGCCAGGCGCGCACAATGGTGCTGTCTGATTTGTTCCAGCGCGATAGCATGAAAATGGTTGACTATGAAGGGGTTAACTTCTGGCAGGCTATAGATTCGCCTGATAGCATTGATGTGACGCCTGTATATACAAACGCAGAGGATGGCGCACTTGTCACTGGTGAAGAACAAAAAATTAATAAAGTTCTAGGAGTTATTTTCGACGAAGAAGCAATGGGTTTCATTCCTAAAAATCAAGCTATGGGCGCAACGCCGCATAATGTCGCGGGGCGTTATACTAATCTATGGTGGCATTGGGACGAATGCTATTATAATGATTTCACGGAAAACGGCATTGTTCTTCTTCTGGACTAACAAAAAAAGCCCCGTTAATTCGGGGCTTTTTTAGGAGGTGCAAGCGTTGGAATGTTATCTTTATACATTTTCTAAAAAACAGAATAGCACAAAAATACCAACTAATGGCACATTATTTGATATTAATTTTCTAAGTCCTACAGACATGCTAAATCCTAACATAGAATTAATTCTTGATTCTGAACCATACGCCTATAATTACGCATATATTTGGCGTACTCATCGTTATTATTTTGTTTCTAACTGGACATGGGACGCCGGGCGCTGGATTGCTTCGCTGTCTGTTGACGCTTTGGCAAGCTGGAGGACTGAAATAGGAAAACAAAATATTTATGTTTTGCGTGCATATTCTGGAGCTAACCACAATATAAAAGATCCTTATTATCCGATAACTAATCAAATTACAACAGATATTACTACTACGAATGATTTATGGACATTATCTGATATAGGCATACCACTACAAAATGGATTATTTATTATAGGTTTAATTAGTGCTTCAGGATTGCCTGCTTATTATAGTGCTGATTTCAACATGTTTAAAAGTTTTATGAATTTTATATTCTCCGATGAGTTTTTAAAAACCGTATCATCTGGCTGGTCACAATTTGACGAAAGTTGGAAAACTAGATTTAATCCATTAGAATATATAACATCAGTAATATGGCTTCCTTTAGCTCCTGGTATACTATTAGAAACCCCTACAGAAATAGGATATTGGGGCGCTAAATCGTTGGGCTACTTAGCGGATACTTCTATTATAAGATCTGTAAATTTTACAGTTCCAAATCATCCACAATCATCACCTAGAACCTATTTGAATTATGAACCTTTTAGCAGTTATGCTATAAATGTACCTAGAATAGGAATTATAGATTTACCATCTGAATTCGTTAGACAAGGCACCAACACCTTAACGGTTAAGATTGACGGAATTACAGGGCGTGGAATTGTTACCATATCGTCACAGGCGGGTTATTATTATCGTGAATCTTGTAATATAGGCATACAAATTCCATTATCTGGAGTTAGACAAATGAACCTTGATTCTATGTATTTAGCGTCTCAAATGCTCCCGATGGTTTCTAACTTACTAACGGGAAATGTGGCGGGCTTCGGATTATCTGCAATATCAGCCTCATATAATATTAGCAATCGATTAACTCCACATTCTAGCAGTATTGGAGGCGCTGGTATTATTGATGAACCAAAAGCCTGTAGTGTGATTAGTATTTTTCGGCATATTACATCAACATCAATCCCGGATTTGGGGGCACCTGTATATGCAACGCGTACTATATCAAGCATACCCGGTTTTATTATTGGCTATCATACTGACATTGAAATACCATGCACCGACAACGAACTAGAAACTATTAAAAATTATATAGAAGGAGGGTTTTTCTATGAATGATATATATAGGCAAGGTGCACCTTATGATTATAATCATATCAACATTTATAACAGTGAGATTTCGCCCTCTACAGTGCATAGCCAAAACGCAGCTTTAACGGGCTATTTTAGGCGTTATTTACTACAAAAGGCTATGAGTACCTTTAAATGGAAATTTCCCGAATTTTGGGCCGAAAATTACCTTTTATACTGCCTGTATTGTTGGGGCAGCTTTACTATTTTCAATACTGATAAATTCGGAGTTATTGCGAACGGGTGTACACTGGGCGGCTATAATGTATTTTATCAACCCTTGTTTTGCGTGGTGGCTAATCCGCTTTTAAAAGGCTCCAGGAAGCTGATTATTGATAAGCAATGCACTTTAATTTATATGCAGCCTGATTATGGCGGAATTATGGATTTAGTCAATTATTATGCTGAATTGATGGCAATTACCAGTGAAGCGCTATCGTTAAATATGTTCAATAGTAAACTAACCTACGCATTCGCTGCTAGAAATAAGAGTACAGCAGAAAGCTTCAAAAAAATGCTCGATATGGTTAACCGTGGCGATAGCGCCGTATTTTATGATAATAAGCTAGTCAATAATCAAGGGGATCCTTTGTTTCAGTATTTTCAATCAGACCTAAATAAAAATTATATCGCAAGTGATATTCTGGTAGACCTTCAGAAAATAGAGAATCAATTTGCGCAAGACATAGGTTTGCCAAATGCCAACACCGAAAAGAAGGAAAGGCAAATTGTTGACGAGGTTAACGCTAATAATGTAGAAACCTTTACACGCTGCGATATGTGGCTAAAAACATTAAAAAAACAATGCGAAAAAGCAAACAATATGTTTCAAGCTGATTTGATTTCTGTTGATTGGCGTGTAAATCCTTTAGAAAATGGGGGAGGTGTTATGAATGAAGGCTTGGCTGTCAATTCTAGGCCTGTATAACTATGATGATTCAATTTTTGATAAATTCGTAGTGCCGACAGGCATGGATAAAGAACTAATTATTAATAACATTTTACTAGAGCTTGCAGAGCTTGAGGTCATATACCCTGAACCTAACACTATGAAGAACGCTATTGGCTTCTGGTCACAAGGCCAGCTTGATAGCTGGCAAAGAATGTATGACGCTATGCAATTAGAATATGACCCTATTTCTAATTATGACCGCTTCGAAGAATGGCTTGATTCTAATCAATCACATTCTAACTCAACCGGTACCAGTAACGGCACTTCAAAACATCAGGTAAACGCATTTAACAAAGGGCTTGCAGACAGTGACAACACCATAATAGATGATTTGAACACAGATAATTCAAATGGTTCTTCGATAGGCGCACACAATGGGCATATGTATGGAAACATAGGGGTTACAACCAGCCAGCAAATGCTACAAAGTGAAATTGACATTTCTAAATTCATAGTACAGGATTATATAATTGAACAGTTTAAAGACCGGTTTTGTCTTTTAGTTTATTAGTGAAAGGATGATTATAATGGCTTTTGAACAATTTCCATATAGCAATTTCCACGACCTAAACCTTGATTGGATTATTAGTGAAGTAAAAAAGGCAATTGAAGGTTTTAAAGCGCTTTCCGCCAAAACAGATGATTTTGAAAAAACTTTAAATAATGCGCTTGAATATATCAATAATTATTTTAAAAATCTTGATGTTCAAGAAGAAATTAATAATAAATTAGAAGAAATGAAAAAGAACGGCGAACTTGCTGCTATTATCGCGGCGTTCCTTAAAGCGCCTACTTTCTATTTAAACGTTGACGCTATGAAAACTGACAGCGCTATAGTAAATAATTCTGTAGCGATTACCGCGTCATACCAAGGTATAAACACAGACGGAGCTTGCCTATATTGGATTCATAAACCTAAACAATTTGATTTTGAAATACCTGTTTCTAATGGTTTATATGCGTACCCGTGCCCCATCGGAACCCCTACGCTAAAAGAATTCGGAGCAACAAACGCCAGTTCTAGCATTGACACATCTTTAACCTCTTTAATTAATTATGCTAGTAATACTAACACGCCTTGCAATATTAGCGGGGAATTTAATTTAACTAATCCTCAGTATATAGATAAAAAATATCTGAATAATTACAATTTAACCGCAAATGCTGGCGTTGTATATACTAAAAATATTGATATAAACACTAATGGCTATGACTATATTCAAAGTGATTCTCGTATAACATCGACTATTCAGGGCGGATGTTGCGTTGACATTAATTATACGGGGGAAAACAACCAATATGTCACGTTATCAGCAGAACATCAAGTAATACTTTATAATAAAGATTTTAAGGTTGAGGAGGTAACCACAGGGCCGGATATATTGGGGCATGGTAACGATATTACATTTAATGGATATACTTCAACTTACTACGTTGCACCTATGACCGATAACGGAACCATTTGCGCATCGAAAAGTTACAAGGGTCCATGGACTGAAAAGACGTTGCCTGAAATTACAGCGCCGGTTTCTAATGTTGCTTATGATCCAGTTAACAGATGTTTATACGTTTATGGCGGGGGGTTGTATATCTATAACCCTGATACTTGGGAATTAATTCATCAAGTTCAACTGAATCATGCTAATAGGCCTAACCCGTTGCTTCCTAACTCGTTCCAGTATACAGTGACACAAGGTTCTTTCTGTTATAATGGTATGTGGTGTTTATCTTCCAGCGTATTCCTTAACGAAGCATATCCGCAGGCGGAAACAAGGATTGCAACATTCGACCTTGAAACCGGTAATATCAAGCAATGGTGGATTATCCCTATTCCTTATTCAGGACATGAACAAGAATGCGTTATTGTTGATTATTACGGAATTAGAACGGTAGCCGCTGGAAATGATAAATCATTGTGCGGAAGATTCATGCCTTTTGGTTATGGTGACATTCAAAAAGGAATTTCTCATGAAGAATTCACGGTATATGTTGATGAAAGTAAAACAGCTATGGGAGATGGATTGAGTGAAGATTCACCCATGAATAGTTTATTTAACGCTATTAGAACCTATGGAAATAGGCCGGGCGTTACTTATTGGCTCCTTAACAATGTTACTAAAGGCTTTACAATTCGCAATATGGCACAAGCATGCCTAATCTATGGAGGAAATGACAATTCTTACGGTTTTGCTGCTAGTTGCACGTTTTCAAGATGTTATAATATACAGTTACAGAATTTGACGAATACAGCAGTTTTAAACTTTCAAAGCTGTACAGTAACAGGTAAAAACATCATAGTAAATAACGTGACCGCTGGCAATTATAGTGCAGCTTTCAACTGTACGGCGGCAAGTACTGTGCATTTTGAAAGTCTTACCGCTAATGGTTGTGATACCGTTCTTAGGTCCGGATCTGGTAGCATAGTAATATCACCCGTTTACGGTTCTTCTAATGCTGTAGGGCTGCAATGTCAATATGGCGGGTTGGGGATGACTTGGGGTGCTGGAGCTACAACAAAAGGAAAACGTGACGGAGATTCTAGTTGCTTAGTTTATGGTGCGTTAATAGGCAAAGGTTAATATAAAAAAGGTTCAGGTATTACCTGAACCTTTTTTATTCTCGTTTTTCATATCAGTTAATCGCTTCTTAAGAAAATTATAAATGCATGTTGAGCAAGGCATATTCTTTAGACATTTATAACGGTATGTATTATTATGGCAGAAATCACACTTTGCTAAAATGTTACTAATTGACAAAACAATATCTTTTCCCTCTATGGCTCTTACTCGTTCCGAAAGTATATTCTCAGTTCTTGAATTAATTAAATAGTCTTCAGTAAAGAACTTTTCTAATCTCATAACTTCCCTTCGCATCATTAGTTCTAATTGTTTAATTGTCTTCTTGGTCATTATTCAAATCCTCCACTAAATCAGTCATTAAAATATCAACCTCTAAATTATGGTTTTTATCAAAATTAAGCCTAATATACACAGCGCCACCAGAAACTACATAGGCAGTATAACCACTTTCAAACTCAATAGGAGCCGTTGCAAATGGTATCAATGCGCTTTGTGATGAAATTTCTGTAAGTTTAAAAAATCTATAATTTGATTCCATTATTAAACCTCTTTCTTG